TCCTTGTCCACGATAATTCTTTTCCGATCTATCGTGTTTGTTAAATGATTTTTGCGTTTTACCTTTTTTTCTTTTTCCAAAACTTACTTTACTTGCGTTGCCTGAACCTTTTGCCTTTGCCATAAATTTATTTTAATCCGTAAGGTATTCCTAAAACTCCATGAACTGCTTTTCTGAATGCTTTTTGTGATTCTATTTGAATTGCTTTCATAACTACATCTTGTAGAGCGGGGTTATCTTTTAATAGAGGTATTTTTCCATTATCTTTACTATGAAAAAAAGCGCTTAATTGAATGCGCATAGTTCCATTATCATCTATATCTAATTTTATTGAAGGTACATCATCTATAGGATTAGGATCTTCCATATGGTTAGATTCGCTCTCTTCTACCGATTCTTTTAAGATCCCAGCTAATTTTTGAAGATGTTTTACTTCGGTTTTCATATTACAGATTTTTTATTTTCTTGTATGCTTCAGCTATATTTCGCTTCATACTCTCCATCATCCTTGAACAAGACTCACATTCTACTTCGTGTAGTTCTGTTTTTAATCCTTGTGCAAATTCAAGTATACTATTTATTTCTTTTAGTTTCTTATTAGCCATCTTTGTAGCCTCTTGAAACTGTTGTTTTTTACTTCTAACTTTGATTTCGGTTTTGAGTCCTTCTTTTAAAGTTTCCATGTCTTCTTTATCATCTGATTTTTGATGCTCTAATTTGCTTGGATGAAATACCATTGGTCTAAAGAAAGTTGATCCTCCACCTTTTCTAACCATCACTTTAATATCGTTTTTTTCAAATCCTACAACATCTCCGTATCCAGTATCTGGCCACTCATCTACAATGTTGACCTTATCTCCTATTTTGAATCCAAACTTTTCTGTCTCTTGTCTTTCGCTAATACCTAATAGACTTACATCTATTCCTTTTGCCTGTGCATCACTTTTATAGTCTTCATAGTCATGCGCGGTATATGGATCTAACATCCAGCGTGTAAATTTTTTATATAAGTCTGGTGCTTTATCTTGTATTAAATCTAATAATTTATCTATTTTATTTTTGTCTTGCGTAGATACTAATTCATTAAATTGCTCTTCATTAAGATTCCAAAGATCTTTATATTGAAATCCGCCTTTATCTTTTGTATGTCCAGCTCTAAATCCTTTTACGGCTTTGTATCCTGAACCGAATGGCGTAGCTTTTCCTGATTGAGGATTCGATGTTTCTTCTAATTCATGTCCTTTATATTGTTTTGGTTTGGCATGTAAACTAGGATTATATGCGCCTACTGCAGATGAAGTAGACATTTCATCCATATTAACTTCTCGCCAATCTTCACCTTCGTAGAAATCGCTCGCTAAAATTTGAAATTGTTGATATTCGTTAGGTTCGAATCTATAATTGCCCTCTTCGTCTTGATCAGGCATTATTTTTGTAGCTACTATGTTCTCTAATTTTGGATTATTCACAGAAACAGCGATAGTATTTTCGTACAAAGTAGACATCAATCTTCTGTTATCTGAATGAATGCTCATATTAGTCTACGCTTTTTATTTCGTTAATTAGATCATAGTATTGAAGTAGCGTTGAAACGGTTTCGTCTTTGATAGCCTCGTTTTCGTGAATAGGCTTAATGAATTTTACTACTTCTTTTAGTTTTATAGCAGTAACTTGATCTTTTACAGTAGTAGACATCTCAAGAAGCTGTTTCTTTATCTCTGTTAATCTTTTGTTTAAGTAGATTTTTAGATTCTTTATGTCAGATATGTTGTTGATGTACTCTTTTAATACATCTTTTTGATCTTTAGAAAGACCAACGTATTTCTTATTGAACTTTTCTACTAATATCTTATAAGCAAGAAGCCTAATCTCTTTGTCTTCATTCATGAATTCTTCCATGATTGTAGTAGAGGTTGACTTTTCCTTTACATTAGTTTTAGAAATATGCTCTAGCATATTTACCTTGCTAGTTACGACTTGGTTTAAGTTTCCTTTAATATTTTGAGACTCTAATACTATGTATATAGAAGCATAAGGCTTATAGTTATCGATCTTAGCCTTAAAAAAATTATCTAAGTCGTAGCTATTTTTGATTTCTCTAATTAGATTATACTTCTCTTTTTTTAGTTTCTCATAGTCTAGCTTTTTATACTCTTCTACTAAAGTCTGAATAAACATCTCTGCTTTAGACGTAGATAGCATAGGACTATTAATAAAGGAATTGTACAATGAGTACTCCTTTGCTAATTCTGTATTGGTAAAATATTTTTTTAATATCTTTACAGACTTGGAATCTTTGTTCTCTAATAGGTCCGCTGTAGTTTGCCTAACGAGAAGCTCGAATAGTATTCCTGAATTTCTGAACTTTGAATGTTTCAATGCCATAAGAATTTACAAATCTCTGGTTATAAATATGTATAGAACTAATCTAAGTCGTCTACGATATTATTTTCATTTAAAACCTCAGGTTGTTCAAATAATTTAGTCTTTCTTGATGGAAAAGCTTTCTGTAAAGACTTAATTGTCTGTAAGTAAACTCCCATTGTATTCTCTAAAGTTAGTCTTCCGTCTTCGCCTTTTTCTTCTTTTGACTTCATTCCTTTTCTACCAAGTCTGTCTCTTCCAAAGGCATCTTCATCAGTTCCAATTATCGATTTATACTTCTGTGGTCTTCCAGGTATTTTTGTAGGTTCGTTAGGATTCTTTTCATTATATCCAGTTGGAAGCTCCATATTCATATCGCCTTTTCCTCCGTATAAACTTGCCAATTGATGAGGAGTTCCAAATGCTTGTCCGCTTTCTGCTGGATCGTTTCCTTCTTCTTCTATCTGTTTATATCTAAAGACTCTTTTCTTGTCTTCTACAATTTGATCTTGAAGCTCTGCGTATTGATCTTCAGAGAAATGGAAGATTTTATCATAGATAAAGTCTCTAGGAAGTAGCGAGCTTTCCATTGCTTGGTTAGCTAGATCTACTTTCTCTTTAAATAGGGCTATCCTTTCTTGATCATAGATAATTGAAGGATTAGTAAGAGATATTGTAAAGTTAGCAGCTGACGCGTCTGTATATCCATGAGCATATAAATGTACTAGTCCAATTTTTGTAAGTTCAGATACTATAATCTTTTGAATTCTTTCTACTGTTCTTGCGAATCTAATATCCTCAGCTGCTAGAGTAGCTTTACCGCTAAGATCTTTTTCATATCCCATGAAAGCCTTAGGAATCTTTAGAGCAGCAAACAACTTTTCTTTAAAGTAGTTTACGTCCTCGATTCCATTATATTCTAATCCTTTAGCAGTATCTATCCTTGTAGTGGTATCGTTTCCACGCATAGGGATAAAGTAATCTTCTAATAGATTTTGCTGATTATACTTAAGGTTATATTGTCCTGTGTTTGGATCTACAAGAGGAGTTTTCTTCATCTTATTGATCATTCTTTGCATGTAGTTTTCTACTTCTGTTGGAGGTATTGCTCCTACGTTTACATAGAATATTCTACGCTCTGGAGCTCTTACGATTCTATGAATCAACATAGCGTCTTCTATAAGCACATACTGCTTAAATAGCTTACGCGCTGGTTCTAGATAAGATCTTCCATAAGGTAGATAGTTAACGTCGCCAGTGAGTCTAAAATGTGCCATCTCATAATTATCGAAATACATTCCTGGATCTCTTTCTGATGAAGAGTTCATATATCCAGCAGTATTTGTTAAGGCTGCATTTGGATCGTATTTGAATCTTACTTCACTTGGATTGCTTGGATTGTATCCTTCTTCTCTAACGATATTGTAAGCAGAAAATGGAATTACGTTGTATACTCCATAGTTTTCGGCTATTTCTAGCTTTAAAAAGAAGTCACCGTATTTACACATGTTACGAATCCAAGACCAAAGATTGAATTCTATATTTAGTACTGAATAGTAAAGATTGTATAATAGCTTTTGAATGTTTTCGTCAGCTGATCTGATCTGCAATACTTCGCCTTGCTCGTTTTTAAGAGTAGCTTCGTCAGATATGATATCTAGCGCTGAAGCAATGATCGCATCAGTATCCATGGCATCATAATCAGCATAGATTTGAACCCTAGCCGAACGATAGTTTTGAGCTAAGTTTAAATTTACTCCATAGGCAGTAGAAGTAGTATATACTTTATTGAATCTATCAATAAGCGAATTAGTCTGTATGACACCTGAAGTTTGAATCCTATCAGAGTCAATGACTTTAAGCATATCTCCACCTTCGTTACGAATAATAACATCGGTCGAAAACAACCTTCTAAGGGTTGTAAATAAATTCTCTTGCTGTTTTTGTGTTTCTGCCATTAGTAATAATTATGCGAAGATTATAATAACCATCGAAGATCTTGACTTTCCATACCATTTTGACTTGGTATATCCATCATCCAAGGGTTACTGTTAAATGAACTGTTTGCGTTATATGCTTGAAAACCTGAATCGGTTTTTGTAAAATTGTTTAGACTATTTCTTAAAAGACTGTCTGCTGTGTTTTTGTATCTTAAAGAAGTGTCTCTTAAATACATTCCTATTGCGAAAGCCATTACTAGATCGTCGTTATATCCGTTCATCGCTTGTCCACTATCATTTTTCCAGATAAATACCCTAAGCTCTTCTAAAAGCCTTAGTGATCTTATGGTTACAAACTTATTCTCTATGAAATCTCTCATCTTTCCAATAACTAGCGGCTTTGTTTTACCTGTAGTAGAGAATCCTGGAACTAAAGCTGAATTTGAGGTCTGATATTTGTCTAGATACTTTTGAAAGTCCATTCCAATCTCTGTTCTATAGCTATAGTGTACATTTGGATATCCGCTTTCGACTACAGATTGAACTACATCCCATCCAATACTTGCGTTTTCTACTACTAATAATGCATGATTATACTCCGTAGCTGCTGATAAAAGCACATTAGCGTACTCTCTTGTTCCTGGTTGAGATTTGTATTCAGCAACTTGTGTCATTGTCTCCATTTCTAAGACTTGAAAAGCAGAGAAGTCAGCACCATCGCCTCTTGCTACGTCAGCAATAACAGTATAGTACTTCATAGGATCGGGATATTCCCATATCCAGTAGCCTTTGTCCATGCCTCTCATCTCTAGAGGTTCTTTTAATGTATTTGCTTCGTACCAGTTTAAGACATCAGGAGGAATTACTGTGTTACCAGAAGTTACAAAGTCACAATCGCACTCTTGAGCTGCGCTTCTTACTCCAAGATCTTTGTCTTGTTGATCTCTCCATTCTTGATTTCTTTCAGGATGAACCGTCCAAGGTAAAGATATAGGTAAAAAACTGTTTTCTTTCTTTTGAGCCTTACTGTAAGTTTGGTGAAACCAATTACCTACACCATTAGGAGTAGACAATGCTATAGCGCCACCACCAGTAGCCAATGTTTGTTGAGCAGAAGTAAAGATCTCTTCGATTCTATCAATAAACGCAGCTTCATCAATTACTAGCAAAGTTACTGCTTCAGATCTGGCTGCGTCTCCAGCTGCAGAAACAGCTTTAATCTGCGATCCATTGTTTAGTCTAAGACTTAATCTGTTGTCTTCTGAAGCTGGTATTTTAAGCCACGATGGTAGATTCTGATAGGCAAATCTAACCTTAGTTACCATGTTCTTTGCAGTAGCCTGAGTAGTTGCAATTACAAGAACGTTCTTATCTTTTTGGAATAACATTAACCACAAAGAATACGCGGATACTAAGGTCGATATACCTAACTGTCTTGATTTGTTAATTACAGAGAACTTATTATTTTGAAATAATCGTAATACTTTCTCTTGAAAAGGATACAGATTGAATAGCATTCGACCTCTTTGAGGATGCTGAATCATGTAGTACTTTTTCATAAAATACACAGGATCTGTTGCGCATTTTATAAACTCTTCTTTTACTTTATCCTTTATGGAAATTTGTTGTTCTGACATTATTTGGTGATGTACAAGTATCCAAGTCCACCAACAATTGCATAAGACAATATTTGCGTGAACCTGTATTTTACTTTTAGTTTTCTGTGTTGTTTATAAAGCTCCGAGTATTGCTTTTGCCAACCTTCTACTTTAGCCATTTCATTATTAACTTGAC